TGATGATGACGCTCTAAAAGAATATCTCAGGTTTTATCCTCAGGTGACTGTATCAGAGGCTGAGGTTCCAACAGTTAAGGTGGCTATCGTGGTGCAGGGCAAGGTTATGTACGACGGGCCTAATCCAATTGGTATAGACAAGTACCCATTCATTCCTGTTCTTGGATATTACAACCCGCAAATGTCTGATTATCCGTGGAGGATACAAGGTGTTGTTCGTGGGTTAAGGGATTCTCAGTATCTATACAACAGAAGAAAAGTTATTGAGTTAGATATTCTAGAGAGTCAAATTAATTCAGGATTCAAGTACAAGATAGATTCGCTTGTTAATCCGAAGGATGTTTTCCTTTCTGGTCAAGGGCGTGGTCTGGCGCTTAAACAGGACGCTCAGATGTCCGATGTTGAGCAAATTATGCCTCCCCAGATCCCGCCTTCCATGATTCAGCTTTCTGAGCTACTGGGAAGAGAAATACAAGAGATATCTGGGGTTAATGAGGAGTTACTTGGTTCTGCGCAGGATGATAAAGCAGGAATACTATCTATGCTGCGTCAGGGTGCTGGTCTAACAACGCTACAGATATTATTTGATCAGCTTGATAGGTCGCAGAAGCTACTTGGTGGTTTGATGATAGATATTATTCAGTCGAACTTCACGCCAGGCAAGGTTGCTAAGATTATAGAAGACGAACCTACGGCACAGTTTTATAACAAAGCGTTTGGTAAATACGATGCTGCGATTGAGGAAGGTATAAATACAACGACACAGCGTCAGATGCAGTTTGCTCAGCTTATGCATTTGAGGGAAGCGGGACTTCCGATACCAGACAGTGCAATTCTTGAAGCAGCGACCATACAAAATAAAAAAGATCTTATTGAAACGATGGAACAGCAAGCTCAGCAAGAACAGCAGCTTCAGCAGATGCAGTTGCAGGTTCAGATGGAAGAAACCAAGGCCAACATTGACCTTGCAAAAGCAAGGACAGTGGCCGATCAAGGTCTTGGAGTTGAGCGTTTCAGTAGGGTGCAAGAGAATGAGGCACTAGCAATAGAAAGACGTGCAGAGGCACAGAAGGATCAGGCTCAAGGGCTTCTAAATATTGTTAAGACGTTGCAAGAGATAGAAGATATAGACATACAGCAGCTTCAAAAGTTAATAACTTTATCGAAGTTGTTGTCTGCTAAAGAGGAGCTTGATAAATCTGGAGAAGGTGAAGAGGGATTAAAGTCGGTTGCATCTGCGATGCAGCGGGCTCAAATGTCAACAGGTCAAACATCTGAGATGGGTTAGAGGTGATACCTCGTTGAGGTGATACCTCGTTGAGGTATATATACCTTGATGCATAATTTGAGTTTATGTGTTGTTTTTTGCCCCGTTACTAATGCTCAGATTAGGCGTCAGTTTCCAAAACAGAAAGGGCTTACGATGGCCAAGAAGAGATACTACAGTTCAGCTGGTAAGATGGGCGGAGAAATGATTTCAGGTGCTTCAAGAGGGCATGCAATGATGCCTCAAGAAGTGATCATGAAATATTATCCAAAGTCAGATGCATATCTTAATGAAGATATAAACGATGGAATTAAGGGCATCGATATGCAGAAGATGGCAGACGGTAAAGACATGAAGAAAGATCTTTCGCCAACAAAGTATTGATATTGCTTCATTACTACTCAACGGTGTGTAGCTTAATGTTATACGCCGTTGAGTTTGCAAAGGAAAAGTATGCCAGTAAACATTAGAAAAGATGATAAAGCAAGAAGGATAGCGCTTAATATATTAGGTCCACCTGCGTGTGGTTTGGCAGATTCTTTTGGGAAGAAGAAAAGGTATCGAAGGAAGAAGGTAGAGGAGACTACTGCCGAGAAGAAATACCAAGAAAAGCTAGAAGGTGAGAAGATAAATAGGCTTCAAGAAGCGGGCTATCGTTGGTAAAAGAGGGAATAAATAATGGCAAAAAAGAAATCTTGTCCTAAAACTAAAAAAGCTAAACTAAAAAAAGTTAAGAAAGTAATGAAGGAGTTCAAGTCTGGTGAGCTTGACATTGGAAAGAGCGGAAAAAAGGTTAAAAACAAAAAGCAAGCTATAGCGATTGCTCTTTCAGAGGCTGGAATGTCAAAGAAGAAGACTAAGAAAAAGAAGAAGAAGTAATATGTCAGAAGAAAACAGGGAGAGTCTGGATGTTACGGGCGGGGGTAAGCCTGGCAAAAGAGAGAGGATTCTTGTTATGTTCATACATATTTTCAGAGCTATTCTTAGGTTTTTTGAGAGAAGAATGATGAAAGCGCGTAGTAGGCGTTTGGCCAAGAGGATGGATAGAAAAAGTTAGAGGAGATAGGTGGGGAAAGTAGATATAAGCAGAACAAAAAAGACGGTTGGAGCACATTCGTTAGAGCTGGCATCTAAAGATCAAGGTACGCATACGGCAATAGACCAAATGCGTGAGCAGCTCGATGATTATGAGAAGAATATACACGAATGTGTACAATCTCATCTAAGCAAGTTTCCAGGTGATTTTTATGTTGTATGTTTGACCAAAAAAGAACGTTTGATGCAGAACGTTTTGCGTGGTTATTTTTTTGCTAGGCAATCGTGTCCAACTCCAGATTATGATCAGGCTGTTTATAGATACGTGCGTGAGGATGCCCATCTTGATTTTTTGTGGGTTGTACCGGATGCTGCAGCTGTAAACTTTATGAAGAACAATCCTAATTCTGTTCCTCCAGAGAAATATGGACTACTTAAATTTGTATTACAGTTTGCAGATGGAAGTCTTTTGAGGTTGGCTAAAGTGCTGAATGGAGAGAAAAAAGATTCAAACATTTTAGAGAAAAGGTGAGATATGGAAGAAGAAAACATTCAAGAAGTTCAACAAGAACAACAAGATACCGTTCTTGCTGAAGTAAATACTCAAGAGCCTGCTCAAGCTAAGCCAGACAATTCGGCAGCAGCCAACATAGTTAAGCTAAGAGAAGCAAAAGAAAGGGCTGAAAGAGAAAAAGCTGAGCTTCAGGCGCGCCTAGAAGAGATGCAGTCCAAGGTAGCTCCAAAAGAAGATATAGGGCCTGCTTATGGAGACGATGATTTTGTGGAGGGAAGAATACTCAAAAAGGAATTAGATTCTGTTAAGAAGCAAATAGAGGCGTATAAAGCAGAACAGATTCAAAAGACAGATGAAGAGAGGCTTATGAGGGTCTATTCTGACTTTGATAAGGTCGTTAATCCAGATAATATTCAAAGATTAAAAGAGGTTGATCCTGAGACTGCTGATACGATAGCTAAGTCTACGGCCTCTCTTTATACTCGCGGAGCAGCAGCATATAAACGAATAAAAGAATTAGGGATTTTTGTAGAAGATAAGCATGAAAAGGATCGGGCTAAAGCGCAGGCTAATATTTCTAAGCCTAGGCCGTCCAATTCAGTTTCTCCACAACAGGGCGACAGTCCGTTATCGATGGCTAACGCCTTTGCTAACGGACTAACCCCTGAGCTCAAGAAGCAACTGTGGAAAGAGATGCAGGAAGCGTCTAATAAATCTTATTAATGACTACTATTACAAACCTCACGAGAGGTTGCGTGCGGTTGTTGAGCGCTATCTCCTCCGGCCGCACGCCTTTTTTATATAAAAATTGCACATGCTTTGACCATCTAGTTATACTGGAATTAGCGTACGGGGAGTCGCGCCCTCATTCTGACGTACGGGATTCGTCACCCCAAGACGTAAGAGACTCGTCAACTCATTGGTAGTTGTTTTTGCACTTTATGGTGCAATTATTTGTTTGTTTTAATCATTAAGGAAAACCTTATGGCTATTACAACAACGAGTGTTCTGCCAGCACCGGTGCAGCAAAGTTTCTCAATGAAGCTTCTCGCAGTTCCGGTTCCTAATATGATCCACAAAATACCTGCAGTTAAGAAAACTATGCCTGCAAAAGGTGGAACAACACTTAGGATGCGCAGATATAATCCGTTGGATACAGCAATGGTTCCTTTGGGAAACACTGGTGTAACTCCCCCAGCTCAACAGCTCACAGCTGTTAATATCGATGCTGAGATCTCTTTTTATGGAACATATATTCAACTCAATGAACAAGTAACTTTGCAGAACCAAGACCCTGTATTAAACGAAGCTGCAAAAAGACTTGGTGTTTCTCTTCGGCAAACCGAAGATCAATTAACAAGAGACATGTTGGCATCGACAGCTTCATTTATTAACTGCGTAGGCGGTGTAAATGGAGACAACCCAACCGAGCTCACAAGGTCAGATGTAGATACTGTTGTAAGAACTCTTCTTTCGGCAGATGCTTACACAATAATGGATAACATTGAAGGTGAAGATAAGTTTGGTACAGCTCCTGTACGTGATGCTTACTTTGCATTGTGTAATACAGATCTAACCGGTGAATTAGACGCTGTTTCTGGTTTCATTAATAAGAATCAATATCCATCACCAATGAATGCTCTTCGCTCCGAATGGGGTGCAATTGGCAATCTTAGGTTCTTGGTATCGTCGATTGGTTCGAAGACAACCAGTGGCTCTGCTCTTGGTGAAGATGTCTACAATATTTTCTGTGTTGGTATGGAAGCTTATGCGTGTGTTGAACAGGATCAGTATTCTGCTCAGTTCATTTACCGTCCTCCTATTTACGACGGCCCACTCGCACTTAATGCTTCTGTTGGATATAAGTTTGCTGAAGTTCCTCGCATCTTGAACGATGAGTGGATCATCAACTTACGTGCAACACTAGCTTAAGAAAGGAGTAGATATGTCATTAGATACAGTAATTCAACAAGGAAGTTTCGTTTCTGACGGAACAGATAAGATCATAGCTCTTAGGTCAGATGTTGATTGGGTTAAAGTTTATAACTTAACCAACATTGCCGCTTCTACTCAATGGGCAGGTTGTACATGGTACTGGCAGCGAGAAATGGCTAGCGATGATGCAGTAACAGAATTTCATGCTGCTGCTTCACAAGTAACATCGATGTCTACGTCAGCAATTGGTTATAACGGTGCTACCTATAGAGGCATTAGTCTTATTGACTCCTCAAGCAGGGAGCCTGGAGCTGCAGTTGCAATAACAGCTGGTACAAACACAACAACACCTGTTTACAGTACAGCAGACACAGGAACCATGACTAACGGTGCAATTGTTCGTATTCAAAATACGGATCAAACCAACTTGAATGGCTTAGATTTCACCGTAGATACAGTTACAGCCGATACAAGCTTTGCCCTTGCTAACACACTTGCAACAGCTCCTGGGATCGTAGCCGGTGCGAACGGAACATATAGAATTATTGCTCCGAACGTAACAGTCTATAATATGTTCTACCCACAGAGCCGTGTTATTTCAGCTATATCTCAAGCAGCAAGTGGTATTGTTAGAACATTAGTTGATCATGCTTATACAGTTGGACAGAAGGTTCGATTTAATGTTCCTTCTGGAAGCGGAATGACTCAACTTAATGGTCAAATAGCAACAATCACTGCAGTAACAGCGGATACATTCACAATAGATATCGATACAAGTGGTTACACAGCCTATACATTCCCTGTTTATACAGCTACTCCGTATACACCTGCACAGGTTATGCCTATCGGAATGGCTGCAACATCTCCGTATGAAAACAGTTTGGATGATGCCACGATTAATACCGCTTTCATTGGTATGGTTCTTGGTACAAGCCCAGACGCAGCAGTTGCTTTGGGAAGTCCAGGTGGAACAACAAACGACGTAATTAAGTGGGTTGCAGGCAAATCATTTGCTACCGACCTAACATAATAGTTATACGTTAATTATGGGGGCTTCGGCCCCCTCTTAAGGAAGGAGTATGATGGAAGAAAAACAATCATCGATTCAAAAGAAACCTTCGGTTAAAAATTTGAACTATCAAAGAGACAAAGACAGAGAGAAGGTA